GTTTGTAAGCAGATTAAATGTTCTACCTGCCTGCATATTGATATCTCTGTCAGCAGTAATGTTAAGATCGTTTTCAGTGTGTATACTAATAGAGTCTTTTGCATACACATCAATTTTACCATTAGAACTCATTTCAATCCATGAATTACCACTACCATGATCAATACGTATTAAGTCCTCTGTGTTATGGAAAAGAATTTGATGTCCTGTACGTGTTCTGATACGCATTAATTCGTTTGCTGGTAACTGTGGAATTCCGTCTTTTTCGCCTTTGCCTACACTTGCATATTCTTTCTTAGAATTGGTCGCGAAACCTTTTCTTAAAAATTTGTCATCACCGTCGTCCATTACAAAATGCGTTCCGCCGAGTCGGCCGAATGGAATGTCTGCTTGTGTTCCTTGAGGACCGTATTTGGCTTTTACGTAGCCAGGACGTTTATCATATGGGCCTGGAGTTGAAATACCAAATACCATGCTTGGGACTTCACGTCTTGCACTTGCTGTACTTAAACCTCTTGTGCCATCACTTGATAACCCCTGTATTCCTAATACCGACATCCAGTTTTCATTTATAGGCTTTTTAAACTTTGTAGGATCATTACCCTTGTTATCTTCAAGATTCTTTTTGTTAATTTCACCAACTACTGCTTTGCCTGTGTTTGCAATACTATCTTTACTTCCGTCTGATTGAGGTGGATTACTAATATGGCTTGTTGCTACCCTGTCAGGCATTGAAAAGTTAATGTAGTTGTCTTGAACACAAGCAATCCAGAATCCCATGTTAGATTGACCTTCAATAAACACAACAATTACTCTGGAACCAATGTCTGGTGGTGTCATCCAGAAGCCATACGCCTGTTGTGTGTATTTGTAATCTTTGTTTTTACTAAGTGCTGACGCAGGAGTCTGTCCAATGAACGGACTACCGTAGCGTACTTTAAATGTTTGTCCTTCAAGTCCTTGGTTACTGCTTGAGGAAATTTTTACAAGTTCAACTTCTATGGCGCCCATGTAATTAGGATCAAGGTGACCTATCACCTTGGCCATATAAGGACCTGGATCTAATTTTACTACCTTGCCTGCGGTTCTTGTATCTTGTCCCATTATATTAAATCATTACCTCCAAACTCGTCAACGCCAGTTTTTTCTTTTGCGTCTTGACTTTTTATTCTATTTTGTTGAACTGTCGTAACAACCGAGTCAGCATTAACTTGGAAAGGAGTACCGTCTGTGTCTTCTGATATTGACTGTGCTGTTTCTATTACGCCTAAATTGTCTTTCAATCTAATTTCTTGATTGCCCTTTTCTGGATCTTGTGAAGTTTCTTTCTTGACATATTGATTAGGTCTACGAACCAATTCAATTGTCTGCTTAAATTGTCCATCGTTTAATATATTCTTAACTGCAATTACTTGATACAAACCACTAAATGCATCAACAGCAACAGTTTCTTCTGGGAATCCCATTAGACCGTTGTCTTTGTAATCAACAGGTGTTCTAAAGTTTACAAGAACATCAACTTCACCATATTGGTAATCAATGTTTCCATCAGCATCAATGTTAATAAATTCTGTGTTTTCTGAATTGTAGTTGCCTACTCCGCTATCTGCAAGATAATACGGGTCTCCCCAAATTTCCATTTCAAGTGTTAACAAGTCTGCATCAGAATTTACAATAGCATCATTAAATTTACGTGCAAGTTCTACACGCATATCATCTATATCAACAGCACCAGCCGCGGCAGTATTGTTATTAGTAGTCATTTGTGTTTTGCCTGATATTGCTTGTTCGTTGTCTGTATCTGTTTGTTTTACAACGGTCTCAGGACTTTCGTTGGCGTCTTTACCTTCTTCAACATTAAGTTTAGGAAGCACACCCGGTGAAATACTTTTAAAGAATGTATTATCCAAGTTAATATTAAAACTAAGAATATCTTCATTTTTGCCGCTATAGATATAATTGTATTCTTTACAAACCTGTTGTTTCAACGCGGCTATACCATACGGTATTTTATCAGGTGATAAAAATTTTGCTTCATTTACAAGATATGGCATAATTCTAAAAACATAGATTTTAGGTGGTGTACCTTGTTTCTTTTCTGTTGCAGGATCTGTAATATTAAAAACTTGTGTGTCAATCTTAAACCATTTTTTAAAGCCTTTGCTGTCACTTGGTTGGCTAACAATACTGCGTCCATATTCTGAAATAGTTACAAGTTCTTCAATTATGTCTTGGATTCTTGTACCCTGTGTAAATTTAATTTCACCTAATCCTGGAGATAGTTGCATTTGTCCTCCGGATCTTGACCAAACATTTAGTTCTTTGTCCCAAGTAAATTTTGCATCACCAAAGGGTTGATTGGTACTTCCAAGTCGTTCGAGATCAAACACAGTGCTTAATCCTATTTCGTTTGCATTTGCTTTACCTGTTTGTTTATCTGTAATTTCTTGTCCCAACGGAGATTGTGAAACCAAGGTTTCTATATAATATTCATTGAAGTCTTCAGGTACTTCTCCATCTTTGATCATTTTATAATATTCTTGAATCTCTGCTACACTTTGTTGTTTTCTCTGTGCGGTATTAGTACTAACACTTACAGTGTTAACACCGCCACTGGCAGTTGTTGCACCGGCACCGCCGTCACTTGCACCGCCTGATAAATTTCCTTTGGTTGCACGGGTTTTAGGAAATACTACAAAATATTGATCTGCTGTAGTAATCTGCTGTTCAATTGCTCTTTTTCCATAATACTGATTTAATGCACTTGATAAACTTTTTGGACTACTTTGAAATATTTCTTCAAGTGTTCTTCCAACCAATGTTACATCACAGGGTATGGATTGTGTAGCATCTTTCAATGCTCCTTCATTGTATGCAACACCTTCAACAACATATTGACTTCCACCATTGTTAACTTCTAAACCACTACCAACAAGTTTAAATGGTAAAAGTTTAGTTGCTTCTGGTACAAGTTTAGGATTACCATCATTGTCCCAGCCAACAAAATCTAATGTTAAAAGAAATGGTGCTTCTAAATAATTTTGATGTCCTGCTTGATATGCTCCAATCTGTAATGCTTGTAAGAACAATCCCATACTGTAAGGCTCTGTAATTTCAAGTCTAAAACCAACAGCATTAGTTGTTCCTTTTCTTCTACTTGGAGAAATTAATGCTTCTACTTCTAAAGAATCACAAAAGAATTCTACTTTTTTACCAGAAGACTCATATGCTGTTAATGTTTTACTGTCGCCAAGTCCGCCGCCGCTTTGTAGTATTGCAATTGAAGGACGTCTAATTCTATATGTGTTATCTGGATCGTTTATTTCTGCATTGGTCAATGCATACATTCCAATTTTATAATTGTAACTTGCAAACTGTCTTAATACATTAGGCAAAGGTAAATTTAAAACTCTGCCGTCTGCGGTATAAGCAATTTCTTGTGGATCTACTTTTACTTTTTTAGGTGGCTCTTCTTCTTTTTCAACTGCTTTGTCTTCGTTGGCTTTAACTTCTGTTTTAGTTGCATTAGTGTCAATGTCTGAACTATCTTGTGTTCCTGGACCATAGTCGCCATCAGTAAATTGATTTGCATCAACATTTAAGTCGTCTTTGTTTTCATCAATATACTCTTTAATTAACGCTGTTGGATCTACGCTTCTACCTGGGGGTGCTAACGGTTTTGCCATTATCTATTCTCCCAGCAACTGTCTTAATTTACTGCCCTTTGGTACATAAATTTCTAATCCTGCCCTAAAATCATATACTGGATCTTTTAGTGTATCCATGTTGCGTTGTGTAAAAACCCACCATAACTTAGGATCACCATACATATCATATGCTAATAAATCTGGACGTTGATGATACTGTGGTTCAATTTCATAAACTACATCGTCTCCTGATTCAGGAACAGGACGTATTCTTAAAATATCTAAGTATTCTCTTCTAACAAGTCTTGTCTTACCCCAAGGTGAATTATTTGACATTAGATGAATCCTTTATTGCCACTGCCAAGATATTGGCCTTTAACAAATTTGTCTAAACTAAACTGTTCAACTCTGCTTCTTGAGTATATAGGCTGTAGTGACACAGTGACTTGACTTTCTACAGGAACATAAGCAATTCTTCCTCTGTCAGTACCTCCTAATATTTTATTTGCATTCAAATCAGGAGAATTAAATCCGAAATCAAGATCCACTGCAAGATAGTCAACATCGGTTGGCATATCAATTGTAAAGTTTGTTACAATAACCGGAACATCTTTGAATACATAATCTCCATAACCGTTTAATTTTACAATTGGTGGAGGTGATCCTTGATTTGATGTTTCACCGTAAAACATTTTTGTAATTGAACGCAAATAATGTAGCATTGCTACCCAATACTCGCCTTCTAATGAATTTTGTACAACAAACTGACCTGTCAGTGTCATTGCGTCCACACTTGAATTCTGATAAGCAAAGAACGGATAATTACTATGTACTGGCGTAATTGCGTTGTAACTTGCTTGATGAGACATAATAATTGTAGGCGTATATGGAAAACAAAGTCCTCCTGTACTGTCAATCAATCTCTTAATATAGGGACTTTCAAGAAAAGATTTAATCGGAGGTACACTTAATTTGACTCTCCAATCCTTTGAATTAGGATCTTGTGACCAAGATGCTGTGCTAACTTCAAGTGCTGGTGGTTCTCCATCTGTTGGAATTGTTCTGGATCTAATTGCTTTCATAAATCCTTTACCACCTTCTTGTAGAATGTCAACAGTTTGCGAGGCTAAGTCTTTGGTCGTATCGATTATGTCACCTGTTGTTATAGGTGTTTTGAATTCATTAAAGTCAAATGTGTCTGTCATAATTGGTAATCCTCGTTACAAGTATTTATTGACAAAATTATCAGAGTATATTATAATAAGGACTATAAATGGAGAAAAAGTGTGAAAAGAGTAAACTATCTGAACAACAAGGACCTATTATTGGAGATCCACAAGTCAAAAAACAGTTTTTGCAGTTTTGTGGACAAGGAATACCATCAATATGATATTATTTTACCCAGCATAGACAAAATTAACGTAAGAACAATAGCAGAAGCAAAAAGGAACAAAGCAAAAAGATTAGGTGATGCAGATTATGCCGCACGTAAAGAAGCAGGTGAAAAAGTAAAACAAGCAGATTGTGCTATAGATTATAGAAAAATTGCTAAAGATGAATTAATTTTTAGGATTATGACTTATGAACATATTCCTGAAGAAAAAGGACGTAAAAAGAATCCTAAAACAGAGGCAGATAAAAGAGTCAAGTTAAACTTTCCTCCATTTCAACATTTTAAATTTGATGACAACGACAATTTAATATGCGTGGGTAAAAGTCATTGGCAAGGTGGAATGGAAAACGGATACTTTGAACTAAGTGGTGGCAATGCCACAGAAAAACTTGCTCGTATGTGGATGAAACTGTGCGATCGTTATGCTACTCGTGGTAATGTTCGTGGTTACACATACAACGATGAGATGCGTGGACAGGCAATTCTACAACTTGCACAGATTGGTTTACAATTTGACGAGTCTAAAAGTCAAAACCCATTTGCATATTATACTGCCGCAGTTACTAACTCATTTGTACGTGTGATTAATATTGAAAAACGCAATCAAAATATTAGAGATGATATCCTTGAAATGAACGATATGACTCCAAGTTATACAAGACAGAGTCAGGGAGAATGGGAACGTCAAGTCGAAGAGCAAAGAGCAAAAATGGCAAAAGGTGAATAAGTTCTTGACTTATAAAACTTTTTGTTGTACAATTATGAATAGAATTACATCGAGGTATTGTTTTGTTTAAAAAATGTGCAGTATTCACAGACATTCACTTTGGATTAAAATCTAATTCAAAAGTCCATAATGAAGACTGTGAAGAATTTATTGATTGGTATATAGAGCAAGCCAAAGCAAATGGTTGTGAAACAGGCATCTTTATGGGTGACTGGCATCATAATAGAAATAATCTAAATGTTGTTACAATGGATTATTCAATTCGTTGTCTTGAAAAACTTGGAAAATCATTTGAACAGTTCTTTTACTTTCCTGGCAACCACGATTTATATTACAAAGACAAAAGAGATATTCATTCAGTAGAATATGCAAAACATATCGACGGTATTACAGTAGTAAATGAAATTACAACAATCGGTGACAGCACTATGATTCCGTGGCTTGTAGGAGAAGAATGGAAACAAATTCCAAAAATTAAAAGCAAATATATGTTTGGGCACTTTGAATTGCCAAACTTTTATATGAACGCTATGGTACAAATGCCAGAAACTGGAGAGTTAGATTCAAAACATTTTGTACATCAAGAGTATGTGTTCAGCGGACATTTCCATAAACGCCAAACACAAGGTAATGTAACCTATATCGGTAATGCATTTCCTCACAACTATGCAGATGCTTGGGACGATAAAAGGGGAATGATGATTCTCGAACACGGAGGAGATCCTCAATATCTTGACTGGGAAAACTGTCCTAAGTATAGGACTGTAAAATTAAGTCAACTAATTGATCAAAAAGATACATTGATGAAAGATAAAATGTATCTTCGTGTAACACTTGATATTAATATTAGTTACGAAGAAGCAAGTTTTATCAAAGAAGAATTTATGCGTCAGTACAACTGTAGGGAAATTACGCTTATTCCAAGTTTACAAGACGATCAAATTAATACCGACATTGACATTACCAAGTTTGAAAGTGTTGACCAGATTGTAGCAGAAGAAATCAACGCAATCGAAAGTGAAAACTATAACAAACAAACACTGCTAAACATTTATAACGAGTTATAAGATATGCTGATTAAAGATCTAACTGTAAAAAACTTTATGAGCGTTGGTAATCAAACGCAAGCCGTGGATTTTAGCAATAGACAACTCACACTTGTCCTTGGAGAGAATCTTGACCAAGGAGGCGATGATAGTGGCTCCCGAAACGGAACAGGTAAGACCACTATCATTAATGCCCTTTCTTATGCATTATATGGTCAAGCACTAACAAACATTCGTAAAAACAATCTTATTAACAAAACTAATAGCAAAGGTATGTTAGTTACGTTAAATTTTGAAAAGAATGGAACAAAATACAGAATTGAAAGAGGTCGTGGTCCTAATGTTCTTAAGTTTTTTATAAACGAAGAAGAAAAGGAAATCACAGACGAATCACAAGGTGACTCGAGAGAAACTCAAAAAGAAATTGATGACTTATTACAAATGAGTCACGAGATGTTTAAACATCTTGTTGCACTAAACACATATACTGAACCTTTCTTAAGTTTAAAACCTAACGATCAACGTGCTATCATTGAACAACTTTTAGGTATTACTATTCTATCTGAAAAGGCAGAGCAACTTAAAGTTAAGCAAAAAGAAGTTCGTGACGGTATTACTGAAGAAACTGCAAGAATAAACGGAATTCAAACTGCAAACGAAAAAGTAACAGAAACTATTGAAAGTCTAAAAGTAAAATCCAGTGCATGGAAACAACAAAATGCCAAAGACTGTGAACGTTTACAGAATGGTATTGATGAATTAGAACACTTAGATATTGAAACAGAACTTGCTAATCACGAATTACTATCTAAGTGGGAAGAAAACGACAAACATAAACGCAACTTAGAAAAAGAACGTGCTACACTTGAAAGTGCCTTAAGTCAAACAGATAGACAAATTGCAAAATTAAGCAAAGACTTAGAAGGTCTTATAGATGCCAAGTGTCATACTTGCGGACAAGACTTACACGAAGATAAAAAACACGAAATTGAAAAAAATCTACAAGAAGAATATGGCGAGACAATGACATATTTGATGGAGATTAATACCAAGTTTGAAAAAGTACAAAATAAACTTGAAGGATTAGGAGACATAGATAGTAAACCTGCAACATTTTATGAAACTGCAAAAGAAGCATATGATCATAGAAGCAATGTAGAAAACTTAAAACAGGCATTAAAGTCAAAAGAAACAGAAAACGATCCGTATGTGGATCAAATTGAAGAACTTGAAAATACTGCTATTCAAGAAGTAAATTGGGATAAGGTAAATGAATTAACTTCTATGCAAGAACATCAAGCATTCTTATATAAATTGTTGACAAACAAAGATTCGTTTATTCGTAAGAAAATTATCGAGCAAAATCTTGCTTATCTAAACAATAGACTTACATATTATTTGGATAAAATTGGTTTGCCACACACTGTTGTATTCCAAAATGATCTTTCTGTAATGATTACACAATTAGGACAAGATCTCGACTTTGATAATTTGAGTAGAGGGGAGCGTAATAGACTTATACTTGGTTTAAGTTTTGCATTCCGTGATGTTTGGGAAAGTTTATATCAAAATATTAATCTATTATTTGTAGATGAACTTATTGATAGTGGTATGGATACTGCTGGTGTTGAACACAGTTTGGCTATTCTTAAGAAAATGGGTAGAGAACGCAAAAAGAACATTTACTTAATTTCACACAAAGACGAACTGCAAGGTCGTGTTAATAATGTACTAAAGGTTGTAAAAGAAAACGGCTTTACCAGTTACGCAAACGACATTGATATTGTAGAATGAGCATAGAAGACGATACACACGACAAATTAACCAAAGCATATTTGGATTATTTTAAAGCAAACGACAAATTTGACAGGTTTGGCGGGGAACGTACCATGCAAGAATCTCGAAAGTGGCTCAGAACTATTCGCACTCTTGCTAAAATACGTATGGACGAGATAAAAAATATCTACGATTCCAAAAAAGGCACCAAGGAAGAATAGGCTCGGGTAAGTATCCATATGCAATGGACTTATCAAGGACAAGAAGTAACAGAAATCCCAGAAGGCATAGAAGGCTTTGTCTACTTAATAACCAATACAACCAATAATCGCAAGTATGTAGGCAAGAAACTCGCAAAATTCAAAAAAACACGCCCACCACTTAAAGGCAAGAAAAACAAAAGAAGAAGCAAAGTTGAAAGTGATTGGAGAGACTATTGGGGATCTTCGGATCATTTACTTGAAGATGTACAAAAATTAGGCCCAGAAAAGTTTACAAGGGAAATTTTACACTATTGTGAAAGCAAAGGCGTACTAAGTTATCTTGAAGCCAAAGAACAATTCGACAGACGTGTCTTAGAAACAGATGAATATTACAACGGTATTATAAATGTCCGAGTAGGAAGTTCAAAAGTTTTGATAGAAGCGTTAAAAAAAATAAAATAGGCAAAAATATAGCAACATTGTTTGGTCGGGGATGCTCGACTCATCTTGAGGATATGTGCGATACCATATTCAGATACTGGTGCGTTGCAAGGAAAATGCTAACTTAAGGCATAAAAGATGTATGCTCTGTGAAAAAGATACAACATACGCGGCAAGTGTTTTTGCACTGTTAAGGAACAACTGCCGTCCGTGGATACTGCGAATGCTGAAGTAAGGGGTTGACGATCTACCGCCTCTGTACATATTATATGTAATCTTCTTTAACAGTGTGGTGATGCTAACTCACATGATGTGAAACCACTCAGTTCGTCCGGCAACGGGCGAATTGTGGCTCAACTATCTACATGATGCTAAATTGCTTCGCAATTATTGTTTTTAATCAAAAAGAAATTAAGTGTTTGAGCGATAGCGAAAACAAGATGTGCTTTAGCACATCTACTAAAAGTTTTTACTTGCTACATCTTTAAGATAATCATTAGGTCTAAGTCTTACTTCGGTATTAACCTGATTCTCAGTACCTGTATTATGTTTAGCAGTTAATTCACTTGAGTTTGTAAAATAAAATCCTAATGATTCTGCTTGTTCCATAAATTTTAGAAACGCCGACTCTAATTCAACAACTTCTTTTTTATTCATGATCAATCATACAAGTCTGGATCTCTGCCTAAACCTTTTGGTCTCGGAGGGTGTACTTCCAGTACTTCGTATTCCTCGTGTGGGTTAATGTTTTGAAGGTTGCTGACGATTTCGAATGCTTCTGCTTCTGTAGAGCATCTGTTTACTTCTCGTTTCGCAACCACTATATAAGAGTTTGTACTCATCGTAGAAATATTTAATATTAGTTATCAGGAATAAATAGTAATACATAAAGAACAAGGACTTTATAATGAAAATATCGCAAATTGTAGTGGAATCCAAAAAACAAACCACAAATGAAGCACCTGTAGGCAAAATTAAACAGGGTTTAACCAAGTTTGGCGCTAAAGCGGCGGCTAAATTGGGTGCCAAAGACACTGCACTGGGACTTGCCGGTAAAGCAGATACTGGTGATGAAGCAAACAAATTGCGTGGAGAATTCCAAAATTACATGGGATCTACAGGTCAAGCAATGAAAAACATTGAAGCAAGTGAACTAAGTGCTTGGCTTAAGAGTAAAGGATATCCAGATAATGCAGTTCCGCCACAAGGGCAACTGAATAAAAAAACTTTGGACACAATTCTATTAAAAACTGTACAGGCTAAAAAAAGAGTAAGCGGTGGAGCAGGAGCAACTGCACAACCTGCGGCAGGCGCTAAAGGTGCAGATGCTAATGCAAAACAAGGAACTACTAACACAGGAGCAGTTGATAAAGCAACTGCAACAGGAAGTTCAACAGCACCAGATGGCAAAGCACCTCCAACCCAAAACGGAAGTGCCGGCGGTCCGGCATCTGAGATTCCACCAAATATTCAAGCACAACTTGATTTGTTAAATGATCCTGATAAAAAACGATTGGCGGCTTTACTATAATGAAACTTAACGAACTTAACACACCAAACAATAGAACTTCACAGATTTTAACAGAAGGGTATCAAACCCTTACTGAAACACAGAAGATTTATCTTAACAGATGGGAACGTGAACTTTGGCCATTACTTGAAGAATACGTAAGACTTGCAGAAGCAGAATTAACTGCTGATCAAATTCAAGATATATTTAAGGGTGCTGAAGAACGTGCAATGGCAAGTGGCGACAATAAAACTATTGCAGGTAAAGTAGGAGCAGGTGTGGCGGCGGCCGCAAAACTTCCAGTTGACGTTGCTAAGAAAATTGATGCTAAGATTAATGAACTTGGTAGAATGGCACAAAACGCAGGTCCAGTTAAAAACGCAGATGCCAAGTTTGAAGAACTTAAAAAGAAAATTAGTGCAGAAAATTCAGATTCTAAAATTGTACAAGGTATACAAAAAGTAAGTGATTGGGCAAAAGAAAATCCAGGTAAAGCAAGTTTAGCAGTTGGTATTCTAACAACCATTGCGGCTTTTGCAGGCGGACCATTAGGTGGTGCGGCCGCAGGTTTAATACTACGTTCAACAAAAGATTTATTACAAGGTGAAAAATTATCAACAGCAGTTGGTAAGTCAGTTAAAACAGCGGCATATGGTGCTCTTGCTGGTATGGCAATCCAAGGCTTAACTGACGGAATGGTTGATAACATTGCAACAGGTAGTGAAGCAGAAGCCAACGCTATGCTGGATAGTTTTGAAAAAGCCAACTTTGATGCGGCGGTATCTGATGCGGCGGCCGAAGCAGGACTTGATGCTGGTGTACTTGACGGTGCTATGAATTATTCATCATCAGGTAACATCAACGGCTTTACTTACAATTACAACTTTACAATGACACCAGAACAGGTTGCAGAATACAAACAATTATTTAACGCAACAACCAATGCAAAAGTTTTTAGTCCTGAATATTACGAAGCGGCAGGTAAACTACATGGATTTTTATCAACAACACAACAGGCAAACGCAGACCTAACAGCACTTGCACGAACAGTAGCAAACATTCCTAAAGATATGCTAACAGGTGATCAACTGGATGCGGCTATCGCTGTGCTTGACAATGCAGATGCGGCAATTGAAAAAGTTATGGATATTGGAGGCGGTGCGGCCGCGGCGGCTCAAGGTGCTTTACAAACTGTTGATGACAACAACAAAAATATGCACAAGATCAAGCCAATTGATCCGGAAGAAAAGAAACAACTTGAATTAAGTTTAAAAGGCGGCGGCGAAGGTGAAGCAAAAGCAGAATCAATTGATTACGAAACATCATACAAGTATTTGTTAGAGCAATATATTGCAGAAGCAGATCCAGCACAACAAGAATTACCATTAGATAATCCTAATACAGCAGGTGCAAAAATTAAAAAAGGATTAGGAAATCTTGCAAGTAAAGTGGGCGGAGCAGTTAAAGGTGCGGCAGGCAAAGCGGCCGCAGGTGTTAAACAAGCCGCTAAGGATATTGGAAACAAGGTAACTGCAAACAAACTTAATAAAAAATGGAAAGAAATGAACGAGCCTACAGATGCAGGTACTATTGCATTTATTCTACAAGATGCAGGTATGAGCAATGACGACATTTCAGCACTTGCTCAAGAAAAACAAATTGATTTACCAGCACCTACAGCACCTAAAGATGGTGATAAAAATGCAGATACAGCGTCAACAGGGGGTACTAAAGATACTACTGGTGCTACTGCTAATACAGGTAATAAAGACTCATCTACAGATAATACAGCAGGCGGTGATACAGCACAAGCAGATGGTGGTTCTAACGCTGATACAGCGTCAACAAGCGGTGGTCAAGGTGGTGGTGCTACTGCGACAGCATCTAAAGGCGAAAGACGTGCTACAAAAGACGAAATTGCAAAATGGGTTAAAAAAGATGCCGGCTTAGTTGATCCTAAGAATCCTGCACTTGATGGTGCTATTGAACCAGACAGAGATGGTCGTAATATTGGACTTGTTAGACAAGCAGACGGTGTAGATCATATTTGGGTAGGTCAGACATGGACAAACATGACGACTGGTGCCGCAACAAGTGCTGACACACCAGGTTTAGGAAGACCAGACCTTGAAGAACTTGCTAAAGAAATTCAAAAAGCAAATGTTGCTAAACTTGTAAAAGATCAATTAACATCGCCAGGTGTTAAAGCAGGTACAAAACAAGCACAAGTTACTAAGCAAATGACTTCTAAAGCGGCGGCAACAACACCACCACCGGGCGGTCCAAAAGCAGGAACTAAATTCCAAGACACTTCAAAACAAGGTAATACCATTCAATAATTAAAAGAATGGTAATCCGGACTTCTTAGTAGTTTCTAAGTTTTCGTCAATAACTTTTTTTACAATTTCACGATCTTCAGGACCGAAGTCGTATGCTTCTGATAACGAAACGCCTCCACGCATATACCAAACAATTTTCAACGTGTCGTGTTTTAGTTGTTTAGCATCACCTTCAAGGCGTTTCGTTTCTTTGATAATTTCGTCAAGAGGCAGACGTGCTATTTTCGAGCGAAAAAATTTGATTGATCAAACGCGATCGGCACTTCAAATTTTTCAGGTGCTCCTGCTTTACGTTCCTCTTCTTCTGTTACAACAGTTAACGGTTTAATATTAAACTCATCTTTCATTTTTTCAAGATGTCCTTTTACAGAATCAAAGATGTTTCCATCTGTTCCTGCAAAAAACTCTCTAATATGATTTCTGTCTGTAACTGGTTCTTCGTTTTGAAATTGAACACTTACAATTTGTTGAACAACCATGTCTAAGTTATACTCCGTAAGTTTTTTGAAACTTACATTAAACCTTGCTAACTTTTCTTCT